GTAAAAGAATGTCTTGAACTCGTCAGTATCTACGACAGTGCGTAGTGGATAGTTATCCCAATAGTCACCCAACACATTGAACAGATCAAGTGTGATGGATGATACGTTGTGTTTCTTTACATGGTCTTTGAATCTTTCATAGTCGGCCTTGTTACTAGTAATTGCAAGTAGGTCAATGTCATAACTCATTAAATCTCCATTGTCTTTAATGTTTCCATATGAATCTCTTTAGGCTGATGATTGAAGATAGCCGTTAAGTCTGGAAGCATGGGGCTAAGTTCTCTCAGCAGCTTGACGGCGGCTCGGTGTCCTGCCATGTCATCGTCTAGCCATAACACTTGGCGTGTGTGCTGTCGCGCCACCCACTCCAATATCTTTCGATCCATCTTCGTACCTAGCAGACACAGCGTGTGATAGCCAGCAGCATGCAGCTTGTAGCTGCTCAGTAAGTCCTCAGTGATGACCAGTGGCTTAGTTGGGTCTGCGATTGTACCGAACCGCAGATAGCTGTACTCCTGTGTGCTGTAGGTAGTGTACTTCGGTGTGCCGTTGTACTTACGAATCTGACAGCCTACAATGTTCTTTCCAATTAAATCCTGTCCGTATATGGGTAGCACTAGTCCACCTCGTGTCTCTACAATTCCGAATGCGTCGGTTAGCTCTTCGTCAAAACCATACTGACCTAGCCATAGCTGACCCTCAATACGGAACTTATCATATTCCGTAACCTCTGTCAAGCTTTCATATGTCGGGCTGCTACGTGGGACTAAAACAGGTCGGTGCTCTGGTCTAGCAGCAATGGGTGAGTAGTTTTCTTTGGGTCGATAGTAGCCGCTCTCTCCACAGTTGTGACAGTGGAACAGGAAAGCTCCGTCAACATTCTTCACGTACAGACGAGTCTTCGTATCCTCACCAGCAGAACAGTCTAGATGATTGAACTTTACTTGCTCTCCTTCTTCAATGTGTAGGTAAGCCTCACAATTATTAGTAAGGACATTGAGGGCATCTCGTCCGTAGTGTGTAGTCATTCTTTATCCTCTACCCAATAGACACCGGGATTTCTAATCTTCTCATCTCGTGTGGCTCTACGCATACGCACTGTGTTCTTCTCCTTGAGTTTGGCTTCGATGGCTTCGGCAAGCATTACATCTGACTTGCCGCCCATAATTTCTAAATGAAGTTTCTCCTCGTCCGTCAGCCCAACCCACTCAGTGCGTATCCATTCACCCGGCCCGTCTACGCGATCATCATACGCCATGCATCCACGCTCTGCACATTCTTTACTGACGATCATTTGCGTAATGATGCGATCAACATCTTCTTTTCTCATTCCAAACCTCCATACATTGTCCACTCCCTAGCCTTTTCTGCCATGAACAGCCCCTCGGCCCGGGTCATCTTGGATGAGCGAACGAATAGCTCACCGTCCTCGTCATACCCCAACACCATAACGTCGGTGAGGTTGGCTTTAAGTGCCGAGTGCAATGCTTGCTCAGAGGTGTAGTTCACGCTCGCTGGTAGCTCAATAACTTTTTGGTTATTCATGTGTGCTCCACAATCTTAATGTTAGTCATACCAATGATCTGATGACAGACCTTGCACGGCTTTGCTAGTAATGGCTTGCCTTGCTTGTTATAGCGCGTTACTAGTATGCGGTGGGCCTTGTCCCAATCACACTTCACCAGTGCTGCTACCTCTGCATGCAGGAAAACCTTATGGGGTTCTCCTACCTCTGCAGCAATACGTGCCTGTAGTGGGTGCGTCTTGATGTAGCTGTTCTGACCAGAGGAGAGCAATCGCCCCCTCTTGTCATACACAAACGCACTGATGTGTTGCTGACACATTAGCCGAACACTTTGACGTACAACTCTGACACACTCTTAGCGTCGTCAGGAGTCAGCTTCTCTAGGAAACTAACTTGCAACGCATAGGATGCGTCGTAGCGATTCATCTTACGCGCCCAATTGATGAGGGTACGTGGCGACATGGTAAGACCGATCTTACCGCTATCGTATGCCTGACGCACAAGGTGTGCCATACGCACCATCTTAGTAGCAACATCTGCCGTAGCATCAGTCTTACTAGTAATGATGTCCACCTCGTGCTGTTGGCTGAGATAGCCCAGACGCACAGTGTTGGTGAATCGGTCAATGGTTGCACTGTTCTGGATACCTACACCAGAGAATGCACCCGTAGTGTCACCCTGTCCCACAGTGTTACCCGCAAACACCAGACGGAAGTCGGCATGCGGGACAATGGTGCGGTCTTCGCTAGTACCCGGCTTCTCTTTGAGGTAGAGGTAGCCACCATCTTCCAGCAGATTCTGCATACCCATTGCAATCTCTGCGGGCATAAGCTCCCACTCGTCAACCAGACACACAGCACCGTACTTAGCTGCTTCGGTGATGGCACCATCCTCCCACACAGTGGCACCACCACGCACCACCAGAGTACCGAACAATGCTGCGCTCTCTACGTCACCTGACATGTTGATGCGGATGAACGGGCGGTTAAGCTTGGCACACACATACTTGACCAGCGACGATTTACCGCTACCAGTAGGGCCGGTGATGAGGGACTTATCACCATCCTCCAGACCCGCTACTAGTAATGCTGCTTCATCCTTCTGCACTACGTAGTCAGGGTCAATGCTAGGAACAAGGCGGGCTACGTCAGGGTTAGTCGATACACCCTGCACAGTGACACCAAAGTCACCGAACTTAGGACGATAGTCAAATATCTCAGAGAACCACACTTGACCGGGCAACAAGCCCACAGGCTTACGTGCCACTGCTTCTGCGGGTTTGGGTTCTGCTTTAGGTGCCTTACCCAAGTGCTCCGCAATTGCCTTAGCAACTCGGTCATTCAAATCTGCAGCCATGTTAAATGCTCCTGTCAATGATGGAAAGAATGGTCGGGGATAGTTGGTTCAACTCACGAACAACTACATTCTTTTTATAAAAATGAACAACGTTAGTATCACAAATGCCAATACCATATGTGTCGATTCCTAGCTTCTCTGCGTCGTCAATGGTCTTACGTGTGTAGCCTACTACATCACCCGCATACTCACGCCCTGCGGGACTACCATCTGACAATACTAGTAACACCTTACGATGTTCCTTACGCTGCTGCAGTCGATAGGTAGCGTATGCAATTGCATCACCATCGCTATTGTTCCACAGTGCACCACTAGCATGCTTGAATCGGTCAATGAGTGTACGTTGATTGACACGCTCACCGAACTCCGAGAACAACCATACCATAGGGTCTTCCTGCTTGTCAACCGCAAAGTTGGTAAACCCGTACACACTGTAGGGAATATTCAAGGGCTTGAGTGCCTCGGCTAGTGCACCAGCACCAGCACATGCCATCTCAAACTTAGCCCCAGACATACTACCACTGCAGTCTACCAATAGGCACACTGCGGTATCTAGCGTGTTACTAACAATGCGTTGACGGAACACCTTGTCTGCCACAGGGCTATCCTGCTGCAGCACACGATGTAGGCTACCATTGTGCAGCTTACCGCGCTTCTTGCCATACTCGTACCTATCACGGCTGCGAGTCTGTAGCTTGATGCGTAGCTTGTTGGACATAGGCTTCGCATTATTAGTAATGTAGCTATCTACATCGTTATGTTTGAAGTAGCTACCACCAGACATAAGCTCACTAATTTTAGAGGGCGTGGTATCCCTGAAGTTAAGAATGATGTACTGGTTAGGCGTAGGGATAGCATACGCACCCCCGGTCTTGTCACGATGAGCGAGATGGATACCAGTGCGGCTTTCCTTATGCTCGTGACCCATAGCTTCCATAAGCTTATCCACGTTAATAAGGCGGTCTACGTCGTCGTCAACTGCTTTACCCTCACCACCATCTGCGTCACCTTCACCCCCACCCTCTGCCTTACCCTTACCAGCACTAGGCTGCTCGGTGTATTTCTCGGGATCCTCGTCGTACAAATCACGCAAGATACGCTTGGATAGATCCATAACGTCTGCTGCGTCACCCTTCCAGCGCACATCCAGTAGCTCGTCAGTGTACGCTTGCAGCTTGGCATAGCGTGTCTGCCCTGTAGTGTCGAGCAAGGGTAGCATCTGCGTAGTTGCCTCGTGTGCCGTACTGATCCAGTCACGATTGGCTGCGTCCCATGTAAACAGGGGTAATACTAGTAACTGCTGCTCTTGCAGTTGCTTATCTGGATCACCTAGTCGCTTTTGAATGTCGGCACTATGCAGATTCCAGAATGCATTACTAATAGCGCGGTCACCCAGATAATCCCTATCGTTACGATAATCAATACGATGATCCTCGATAAGGTTATTGATGAGTGCAAGCAAACCCGTAGGGCGTACCTCATTAAGGTAATTGAAGTCGCTATGCACTACGTGGCTTGTCTCATGCTTGACAAAGTAGCGCATACGGGCTAGCCATTCCTCGCTACTGGTACTGGTAAGGGCAGGTAGCCACATGGTTTTACCATCTGTGCGAGGCGTACTATCCGCAGCATCCCACGATACCGAAACGCCAGAGTTACGGGCGCATGCTGCTACGTATGTTTCGAATTGCTTAACGTCAAGGTAGGTTGTCATAGGTTCCTCAGAATGGTGCGTCCTCTGGATCTGGCCTAGCGGGTGCTGGTTTCCTAGGGTTTACCGGGATGGGTTTAGATGGAAAGGGCCAATCTTTCATATTAGTTAACCGACGTAACATCGGCATATGCATAGGTAATGAAGATACGATGGAATTCGCTATCTAGCCAATCCTCTGTTTCCTTATCTAAGTGTAAGCCTTGATTAGCTAGGCGCTGGTTGAATTCATTGAGGAAATCCGCTAGTTCCTCTTGTGTGCGGAAGTCGAGCAAGCGATCATTGGACATGATGACAGACCTTTTTAGCCACGTAGAAACTAAACCCAAACTTCCACAGTTTGACGAAGTGCAAGCCCCCTACCTTTTTGTATTGGGTATGCTTGGAAAAGAATTGCTTGATCATACTAGTAACACCCTTCAAAAGCGGACTCAATAGCGTCCGTATTGTCGAACCGATTAGTATCCATGTATAGGTTATGTGCGTCATCATCTTGAAAGAACAGTGTTTCCCCGGTGTTAATGTCTTCAATCTCATACGCCCATCCGTTACCATGAGACTTTACAAAGTAATTACCCACTACAAAAGAGTACATGTTACCTCCAGAGTACGTCAAAGAATGCTGCGAGTGCTACTAGTAACACTACGCTAGCTGCGATGGATTCAATTATATCTCGCATACCTTACACCAAACTTACAGGGCACCTAGTGCACGAAGCCGTGATTTTGTGGTACGGGTAGGCCACTTGGCATATGTTTCCAAGTTGACATAGAACTTGGTTTGTTTGTACACAAAGGTTCCGAGATGGTTACCCCACAAATACACCTCCGCAGTTTCCCCTTGTGCACCATTGTGGTATTCCACTCGGGTATTATCTACCCACATGTAACGTTTCTGACCGATTGCCTCGCACATAGCCTTTTCAATCTTACGCATGATAACCCCTTATTGAAGGAAATAACCGACGATAGATACAATTAGAAACAGTACGCAATAGATCCCTGCAACATTACTCACAGCATCACCTCGATAAGTAAACAGACGATGAAGGGAATAAAGAACAGCACCATGAATGCAATGATGAGTCGATCACCTTCAGACATGGTAGGCTTACGCTTGGGTAGTTTATACAGCATGTTACTAATAACGGGGGATTGAACCCCCGTCCCTCTCAGTTACTGTTGACGAGCCGAGTTGACGTTATCTGCGAGGATCGCAATGGCACCCCAGAGTCGATCCATCTCTTCGCTAGTGAACGATTCCCGGGTTTCGCTGTCCCACTTTTTCTGGGCTGCTTCGATGAATCCCATCATCCGATCATAGTCGGACTTAGCCTCTTGCAATTCGCTCTTGCCCTTCGGGGTAGGAT